TCGTTTCAAATGCTTGTGTGGATTGGTTGTATATGCGATCAAAATCTTCTGGAAATTCATTTGTGGCATACTCTAACTTCGTTTTCAGTTTTCCTTCAAACACTTGGTTTATCTCTTCCTTTATTTTATCCATTTTGTCGTTTTCTTTCGCGATGTGTTTATCTCCGTTCATTGTATCGTTCAATCGGTCGGAACTTGGTTGTTTACCAAACCAATAAAAAACAAATAAAAAAATCATTTTTTCATCTCCCACATCACATTACACATTTTTTTATAAATACTCTAAACCTTCCACCATTCAGTCGTCAACCGTTCATGTACTAGTTTTATAAACCTTTCATTGTTCATATCATTACCTCGTTTATTATTACATTTTTTATGGACTAAGCAAATGTTACCAATATGATTACATCCACCTAGTGATTTGGGAATAATATGTTCCTTCGAAATATCGTTTTTGTTTAATTTCTTCTTACAATACGGACATTTCCCTTTTTGAACTTTAAACAAATAATCTATTTTTGATACATTATTAGTAAGACATGGTGTATTAGGAAGACATGGTTTATTAGGAAGACATGGTTTATTAAGAAGACGGGGTTTATCATAATTGTTTAATAACACGGACGTTTCTTTGTGTAGAGATTTCAACCGTCGGATAAATGTACTCAATTTCATTGTATCACTCTTGAAAAACAATTAATGTAGCAGTTAAGACCATCATTTTTTTAAAAAGCAAAGTGTTTAAACCCCTTTTGGTTGTAGTATTCATGTCCAATGAACTGGGCCATAGGGATTGCACTGAACTCTTGTAGTTTATCCAGACGATTCCCTTCTCCTTTGTGCTGACATACTGCTTCACATATGAGATGAATGCCTTCATTTGCGTATTTTCTTTCTAATGTAGCTACATTCAACTTTGACTCAATCGATGCGAACGATTTTTTCATTTCTTCTTTTACTTCGGACACTTCATTCGTTAATTTATTCTCTACTTGATTAAGTCGTGCCATAATGTTATCATAGGTAAATTGAATTTGTTTCTGTAGATTTTCCTTAACGGACACAACTGCTTGGCACACTTCCTTCATCTTTGTTTTGAAATTCCTTTGGGTAACGTACATAATATGTTCAAAAACCTTTGAATTGTACATGAGAGTACCCATACCACCAATACTGACCACGCCTATCAACGACAACCACGTTCCCGCACGTATCCGCTTTAATGAAATGTCCGGTACCCATCCGTCCAATATCATAGTACTATGATAATCCCCTCTCCGATTTCGCATTTCGTAATTTTTCTGCATTGTCACTATTGTTTCAACCATTGTTCTACATGCGCTTTCTTTATCTGCTTGAAAAAATAAAGTGAGACCTATTCCACTACATATCAATCGGATGGTCGATAATGACATGACAAAAGACTTACTATTCGTTATGATATTTTATAGATAGTACTTTTATAACTTACTCCTTGTTTTTTATATTTTTCGATAATCCATTTTCCCCTCATGGAATAAAAAGAAATATTGTACCAAAATATACACAAACTTATAGAACCATAATGGATTTTTTATTTGGTATCGCCTTAGGTATCACATTGAACCAAGTGTCCATAGTCGGTGGAGGAGATGACATGCGGAATAAAACGAAAGGAAACGAAACCAAAGGGAAACAAAACAAAAACACAGAGAAAAAAAAAGAACCACGTCGCACCAATAAAAACTCCAAAACATCTGCTTCTTCTTTTAAAAAAAGATCTCATGTATCGTTAAAAAACTATTTGATGACCTTTTTAAAGGACGAAGATTCGGCGTATATACCGTTAGTGAAGGATACCTTAGGTGTATTACCTGTACATCATTGTAACTATGAAAAAGCATGCGAGGACGGTAATAAAAATATGCTCAAAACAATGATTAAAAATTGCGACAATTCGGTTTTGGTAGTTCCAAACATTGATGACGAATCTTGTCTGAATGACACTAAAATCCCTCTGGAAGACCTCATGGAAATCATGAAAATAAGACGGCGTTGTATATTATCAGCGGCGACCAATGGGCACACAAATATTTTGGACTTTTTTAAAAGTTTAAACGGATTCAATTTCGACCATCAGTGGACTGTGCTGCATAATATGGATAATAAAGAACTCTTTAATCTATGGGTAATTGCGGTAGAAAATGACGACCCAAAATTGTTTCAATGGCTTGAAGCAATGAGACATGAACATCAACAAACACGATTACGACAAAAACCCGGTTTAGATCGGTATTTTACAAAAGAAACGAAAAAACAATTTACAGGAGGAAGAAACGCTCGCAATATACTCATGGACATTTGTCCGCCAGAGTCATGTATCAAAACACAATTGAAACAGATTTCGATGAAGAAATCGTAAAATTTAAAGTTAACAATATCATTAACAGAACGGACCACAAAGCTTGCTTTATTTTTTTTTTTTAACGATTTGAATAATGGCTGGGTCTCGCATCATCATTTTCTTTGTCTGCTTGATTTCATACCTTCGTTTTGCTTCAAATCCTTTTTGAGATCGATGTTTTTCATATTCCTGGGCGAATATTTCCATTTCCTTTTTTTTCATGAGTTGATGTTGATAGTGATTCATGATTTTTGTTTGATTACCATATAAGTTTTTGAAAACTAAATCATTTTTTTAAACTAATTGCAAACTTCGTATACTTCACTTTCTATTTTTGAGCTGTTTGTGTTCACTTTTGTTTGTTTTTTAGCAATTTTATTGAGTAATATCACAGAAAAAAACAAGTGGAAACAAGTGGAAACAAAAAAAAGGATTCTAGGGGATTCTAAAAATGATTCTAAATGATTCTTTTTTTGAATAATTTGAAGCATTTTCCGAATTATAATAAATACATTTTGATAAGAAATTGTAGTATCATGAGACCATAAATGGTGTAAAAACCGAATAATTACGTTTTAAAAACGAATTTTTAAAAATTAAAAAGAGGAGTTCATTTGATTATTCAATTTGAATAAAACGAATAATTCTCGCGCGGAAAAATTTTAGTGACTCAGAAATTTTGAAAAAAAAATTTGAAAAAAAAAATTGGTTGTTTCTATTTGTTTCCACTTTGTTTTTTTGGATTCCATTGTAATAGACAGTTTCTATCTTTTCTTTGTATCCTTTAAAAATGGAAGAAAGTAGAATGGCGCAATCGTCTAATTTTGTGAATATAAAAAATATAACACAAAACAAAAATGCCTAAATCAGATGAAAAACGTTTTACCCGCCCACGAGGACGACCACCTAAATACTTAGGAAAATGGAACCCCAAAACGGGAAAATATGCCAAAGAAGAAAATGTCCCTTCGAAAATTAGCAGACTTAATCTCAGTATATTAGAAAAAAAAGCTCGGAAAAAAGGAAAGAACACTCGGAGGACTATTCGTGGTTTACGCAAAGACCGAACCCAAAAAACGAAACCAACGCGAGTACTTGATCCCAAGAAAAAAGCAGATTTGTTAAAGATTTTACACTTGCCGAATGTGTTCCGTCTCTATGATGTAAAAGGGATTGATAACGGAACGCGAACCAAAAAGCAAATTACCAAAGCAAGAACGAAAGTCGCGCAAGCCAAAAAGGCCGCTCAAAATGTACGCCGTAGTACTCGTAGTCGTCTCCCGCGCAACTTTTTCAAACCGTAAATTGCGAAATTTGACTCTTTATAAATGACTATCTGTATTATTTTCTATCTTTTTTTTAATCTACTTTTTGTTCTATTTTGTTCAAAGTTCTACTTTTATGGGTGAAATTAAGTATTGGGAACTCAGTGTTTGTTGAGTATTATGATTATCCCCTTTAATGACAGTACATTCAGTGACCCGTACAGTCGTTTCCGGAGGACGCAGATAAGTTAACACCACCTTTTCCCCATGTTTCATAAACCATAATGTGCTCACTAAAGATTGTACTTGAAGTCCGATATCATTGACTTTAATAATAATGTCATTTGATTTGATGTCGCACGTGCTACTATCCTCTGTGGCATATACTCCTTCAATATTGTAGCTAAGAGGTGCATTGATCTTGAGTAAAAAGTAAGAGTCAACCGGTTTGAAGTTGAAATCTATATGACCTTTCTCAAAATCCCGTCCATTTTGAATAATAGTATTGACAATTGGTTCTAACATATGTTGAGACGCTCCCCAACTAAACCCATCTCCACCCCGAATTCCGAAACACACAATTCCAATGACTTGTCCGTGTATATCAAGTAAAGGGGAACCAGAACATCCTTCATATATTTGGGCGTCAACCGCGACGGATTCCACACCTCCTCTATAAGAATACATATTGTCACGCACATGACCCGCAGAAAACGATTGGAAGTCTTGTCCTTTCGGATCACCAAATGTACACATCTCCGTACCAATTGATGTATATCTACTTTTTCCCCAATGGAAAAACGTTTGGTTGTACAAATCCGCTTTCAACACAGCGATATCACCATCCACGTCTACTCCAATGACTTTACACTGAATGCGTTTTGTATGAGTAGAACCATTAATAGAGGAAACTGTAGCGATAATGAGTTCAGCTATTTTCCCATCCGATACAATATTGTGTGCGGCTGTTACCATATAACCATCGTGCGAAATAATGAATCCCGCATCTGTTTTTTTACAAAGAAGGGAAACAATGCCATTTTTGTACTTCTGATATGTTTTACTATAGTCCGTCGGAGTTACTGCTTGCGGAGCCACACCAATATGTTTTACGACAAAAGAAGACGTGCGATCATTCCACTTGACATTGTGTAAATTAGCTTCGTCTATCAAACAAACTTTGCTTTCTCCTTGCTGCTTGTGGTGCTCGAATAATTCCACAGACCATCCAGGAGCTACACGTACTGACGAGATGTCGTCGTTTTTGATACCGATTTCTTTAAAGTCTGCGATAGAGTAGACACCTTCTTCATAGATGTATGTAACATACCCTTTAAAATTTGTATGTTCATATAAGCAGACACCGTTTCGCAAATGGATACGGGAATGTTCTGGTGGCGTATACGCAGAATTGCCCTCAACGTCAGTAAAATCTGTTTTTAGATTCAGAGAATTGTCTTCATACTTGTCTTCATCAATGATTAAATCCATCGGTTCTGCTTGAAATACTTTATATCCCGATACCATTTTGATTTTTTTACTTTTTGATATTTTAATGTAATATATTTTTCATTCCTCATTCGCATTCGCATTTGTATTCTCATTCTTATTATTGCCCACACTCTCATTATCATTCCATGTTCTCCAATAGTTTCCGAAACAAACGGTATTGCTTTGATCTTTTGACCGTTGGTGCCTTATAGAACACATGATACTTCCCTATGTAAATGGTATAGGTCTGATTTTTTCGTTTTAACTCAATGTACAAAGGCGTTTTTCTCGTAATTTTACCTCCCATTTTAAACACCGGTGGATTGTTTTTAGAAAAATATCTGATTTCACCTCCGGGAACGATTTCTCCATAATCTTCTTCGTGAATGTACGTATACCCTTTGCATTTTTTTCGAACAAAAAACGTCTGATTTTGTAAAAATGATTCCATCTATTTAAGAAATATGAGTCACTATATTTATATACAATTCATAATAACAAATCAAAATGAATACATCGACTCAAACAAATTCATCTGCGGCGTCTTCTTCGCCGTCGCAACAATCCCACCCAACCAATTTTGAAAAGGTCCAAGAGTTCAGTCACGTGTTTGGCGTTCCGACCCATAGGACACCCCAAACAGACATTTTTACAAAAGACCCTGCGTTAACGAAACTTCGTCTTGATTTAGTGACAGAAGAGTGTCAAGAATTAGTGGATGCCGTGAAGGAACACAATTTCACAGAAGTCGTTGACGCACTCGCGGATATTCTTTACGTAGTGTATGGGGCGGCATCCTCGTTTGGTGTAGATTTAGACAAGGCCTTTGACATTGTCCATAGTTCTAATATGTCAAAAGTATGCAAAAGTGAAGAAGAGGCGCAACGAACGGTTGAATGGTATACGACTCATATGGCAGACACTTATCCTACTCCGTCATATCGGCGATCTGATTGTGGACGCTATTGGGTAGTGTTTAATAAAGACAGTGGCAAAATTTTGAAATCGGTTGCGTATACTCCAGCAAAATTTAACATGGAAGAACTTGGATTAAATTAAGGGGGAAAACGAGTTGAAAAAAATGAACTTTAAAAGTATAATCAATAGAATAGTTAAACTGATTTATCGTGTAATATAATATAGAAAATGAGTCAAAATAAACAAAATAGTAAAACCCGACGTTTGACAGAAGACAAGGAGTACAAACGTCCTTCTAAAACAATAACGGATACCTTACAAACAAATGAAGAAATACGTCGAAAATTAGATGGATATGCGCGAGTAACCGATCTTGAATCAATCCCTTTAGGGACCCATCTCCGATACATTACTTGGAAAAATGGGAAGGAGCGTTTTACTCTTGGCGGAAAACTACGAAAGGTAGATCCTCGTTATGTAATTTTATTTAACAATAACTTTTCATGGAGCGTTCAACGTAAACATTTTGACGGTAAAAAACAAGTGTTTGAAACCGTTTTCTTCAACAAAATGACTGATTTAGATAAATGTCAAATCGCCTTAATACGGCAACAGGACGAGTTGAGTAAAATGAAAAAAGAAAACACAAAGTTAAAACGTAAATTATGTACTTACGAATGTTCTAAAAAATATCCATAATTTATTCTTCCCCAACAATCATAATCTCTTCAAGATCTCATCCATATCGTTTTAGTTTTATTGTTTCTTTTATTTCACGATTATTCATGATGTGGTCAATCAGTTCTTTTGTTTTATCATCATCATTGAAGTATTCTCCAATGGTTGATTGCAGACGCTTATTGGATAAAGACGCTCTTGTTTTGGCAACATTAAAACGAATATTCCCTTCACTACTAGAAATCTCTTCTATCTGGCGTTCATTCATAAAATGAACAATAATTGGTGTGAGCTCCTTCTGCTGCTGCTTGAGAGCTCGGATTCGTTGCTGTAAATCACTTATTTTATCGTCTAAATTTAACCATTGTTTCACATTTGATTTAAACGAATCCATTTCACGTAGAGCATGAGTATTTGCGGAGGAGTCGTTGTCAGACATGTTTACAGATTTGTTTATAGATAGTTTACAACTGTCATTTTTTTTTAAATTAATTAACGAGACTGACCTACAAAAAATAAAACATAACACAAAATAAATTTACTACTTCGTTTTTCTAGTTTATTTCTCTATTTTACTCAGTTACTCAGTACCCACACTCATGATTCTGATATTGGTCGTTTGTTTTAAACATCACATGGAATGCCGGAGCGATCAAAGTAATAAACAGAATATATCCAATAACAGATAATGTTGGCATTTGAAGTGTTGATGGAATAATAAGTTGTTTTTCTCGGTTTTCGTTGTACGTGTCGTCGACTAACTGTAATCGTTTGTAATCATAATGGATGTTATGAATACGAACGAACCATCCAAATTTATCGGTATATGTGTTCTTTGTAAAATCACACGAATGGGCGGCAACAAAAGTGTGAATGCCTTCTTCTTCACCAAAATCAATTTTTACCTTTTTCTTTTCCACTTCGACTACTTTTCCTGTAAAAATGTGTTTATCACCGGTACTTTCAATATATTCTTGATCATAAACTACACAAACCCATCGGTCGCGCTCTTCTTCGCCTTCACTTTCGTCATCATCGCCTTCGCTAAGTTCCTCTTCACCTTCGCTCCGCTCATCGTCGCGTTCTTCACCATCGCCTTCGCTACGTTCATCTTCACCTTCGCTCCGCTCATCGTCGCGTTCTTCACCATCGCCTTCGCTACGTTCATCTTCACCTTCACTTTCGTCATCATCGTCGCGTTCATCTTCACCTTCGCTACGTTCATCATCGTCGCGTTCTTCATCATCGCCTTCGCTACGCTCAGCATCACTATACACCCCATTTTTAGTTTTCCATGGTTTTGGTCCAGTAGAGCGAGACCTACAATTAGTGGTATCGCTTTCTTCGCTTGAAGATTCGCCACTCGCACTTGTTGAAACTTGCTTTTCCGATTCGGTTAAATCAATCCAGTCTTTTGGTGATATAGGCATGTATTTTCCAAATATGTTCATTTGATTTTGTAATCAAAATTCTTTTTATATACTTGTGCTAATATTAAAAAATACTTGCTCAACTAGTTCAATCTACTTGGTTAACGTGTTTAAATTTGTTTTGTTTTTTCTTGTTGTTTTTGTTTCGCGTATTTGTATTCTGTGAAACTTAACCCATATTTGTTCGCAACAACTTCATCAAAAATAGTCGGATTTGTGTACGCCAGAATCAGATGTGCGGTGTCAATTAGAAAACATCCCTTTTGAACTGTCGCATAATATGATGTTATTTGACTCCTAAATTGTTCAAATTCATGTACGTGAATACCGTGTATACGTCTCATGATTTTATCATAAACGGATTGCATCCCATACCAAAACAAAACCAATTGCGTAAATTCTTCATCAGAATATTCAAGGACCATGCTCCCCTTTTGTCTCAGAAAAATAAAAAAGTCGCGCACCAATTTCTTATAGGAATCAAAATCATTCTCGTTAAAACATACAGGAATTACGTCACTCCCTTTCGCATGCTCGTGATATTCTTGATTGTACCATAATAGATGATGACGTCGCGTCCATAACAAAGTGTTGTAGGATACATTTTTTTTCATTGTAGTTGAATAACCGTCGTATTGTTTCGCGACCATGGGCCACATCACATACCCTTTGATTTTACCCGTCGCCACAAAGCGATTTCCTATGAATCGGTCCAAATGACGATAATTTACATGTTCTTTAAATCGTAAAATTTTATCGTACATAGAGGCAAAAAATACGACAAAGTGATGAGAAGCGTAGGTCCCGTGTAAGGACAACCAATGTTCATTATATATGGACGCTTTACTGAAACGCAGACAATAAGAACCAAATAATAACATATCCGCGTCTTGCGGACGGTATTCCATTGCCCTTTGAATTTTTTCATATGCCCCCTTTACAAAACGAACGTCATCTTCACAGATTATGATATAGGGCCATTTATTTGTTTTCGCCTTTGTCACCAGTTGACAGAACGATTCGCCGCATCCGCGTCCCGGTTCTACCTCATCTGTTCGGTCTACCGCCGGATATCGATGTAATTTGGGTATCAGCGACGCATTATTGAAGGCGCGTTTAAATTCAGTTTGTGTTCTTTTCCATCTTTCTGGATATTTGTCTAAATTGATACAAAAAATAGGAGATAGGGATAATGGTTTCATACTTTAGTTAGTTTCCTTATTATTATTATTTGCGTCTATATTCTTTTACAAATTTATTGTTTTTATTTCATATTTAATACGACTCTATGAATAGTCCAAAAGCAAATAGAAAAGAATCATCTGACGTGTCGGACAATGCGAAGAAAGCATCATCTTCAAAAAAATATTATGGTCTGGACGAGATTTGGGAGCAACATGCAAAACCCGATGATATTCTTATACGATATGATTTGGGTTTAAAATTTACGGGGAAAACTTTGGTCGCACATATGATTGTTGACCCAATTTTAGATATCACCCGACGCGAAGTTGAATTTATGTTATCGGAAGGATTTACCGAATTGAAACAAGAGCATGTAAAACGATCAGACATAAATGGAAAAGATAAAGACCTTCTCATAAAATCTCAATTTATTGATCCGGAAATGTTAGAAAACAAAATCAAAGAAAACCTTGATAAAAAAACTAAAAAATAAGTAGAATAATTATCTTGATATTAATTACAACAACAAAAAACAATGTCGGCTTACAAAGTATTTCAAGCAGCAGCGGTGGACTTCCACCTTGAACCCGGACGCTACGAAGACATGGCGTTCACGAAACTAACGGCCCGTTTCAGTTTGGTCATGGATTGTGATTGGGTTGCTAAACTACAGGACGGTCTCAATTTCTCGGTGTCCAACGACGAAATGGATGTAGAAGCTATGCGCTCGAAATTGTGCGATTTCTACTCTAATGGCCGCGCCGAACAGGCGTCTCTCGTCAATGAACAGTGGCGCACTCTTATCAACGATATCCTCGTCGCTACCGCTTGGCAAGGTGTTAACTCGGGGGCCGGTGCTACCCGCACTGTACTCCAGGCTAAAGTTGATGCGGACCTCGCATACAGAGCCGATATTACCGTTGACGGTAACGGTTTCGCTAACGTCTCATCTTCGTCCGCACTTGCCATTGACGGCTCGCGCAAATGTTGCGGTATTGCTGCCAAAGCGTCCCAGGACCAATACGACCACGAAGCCATTGGTCAACTAGTCAATAACACGAACATGCGCGAAGTTCTCCTTAAGATGCGCAACCACGGTTGCTTCGTTAAGGACAGTGATTCTACCGACGACTTCGAGGTCAACCCGACCGTTGCTGAAGACACGTCTGGTGCCGATTCTACCACGGACACGAAACGCCTCCTTGAAAATGGTGATGAACTCATTTTCCCGGTTAACTTGAAATCTATTGTTGGCCACACCGCCACATCTGGAGATGAAAACATGAATGATGGCAAAGCGTTTGAACTTAACATTGTTTTCAAACAAAACGTCGACACGGATGATGTTGCGGGCCACAGCAACTTAGCTGCTACCACACTATCTGACTCTGCGTAAATAAATTAACAAAAAATAATAAACACATGTAACCCAAAAATTAGTTGATAAAGAGTAAATTTTTTTTCAATTTTTATTTTTTTTGTTTTGTGTATCCAAAATCTAACATCTCTACCACAACAAATACATTTCATCACATCCACACACTCTAAAATCTATACAATGCATACTATATTACATACCCAATACTTAAACCATAATTACATAGCACTTGCCACCGAAACTTGCTCTTCCTTTTCCTGAGACTTCTTACTCTTGCGCACAGTTTTCTTCTTCTTCGGCGCCGCGGCCGTTTTCTTTTTCTTTTTCGTTTTCTTTTCTTCGATAGCGGCCACCATTTCTTCGACGACTTCTTCGACAACTTCCTCCACGATTTCTTCTTCCTCATCGTCTACATCCGCCGTTTCTTCTACGGTAACATCTCCCTCGTTTTCACCGTTTTCATTGTCTTCGTCTTCGTCTTCGTCTTCATCTTCAATAAACTGAAGAGCGTTTGAGGAAACAGTGGTTTCCGTTACCGTAACATCTTCCGAATCATCTTCATCATCCAAGAAGGAGAACCCGGTGATACGCCGAGCGGGATGCACAATCATCTGCTGAACATTCCATGAGAGACCGAATTTGCCGCCCGCAAACCATACGCCGGTACATCCAAGAAGGGCTTGGACGTAACATCCTTTCGTAACACTGCTCTCAAAATCTACATTTTCCCGTTTAGAATTGTAGGTTTCGCACTTGAATGACCCGTCATCTTTGCGGTACAATTTCGCTTTCATCGTTGGAGGCCATTTGTCCGTCACTTCCCCCGTTTCACGGTCCTTGGAGCGTCGCACCGCAGTAGAATAAAGCGCTTTGACGACTTCTGTCGTGTGAGTCTTCGATTTAAACCACGCAACGCGATTTTCAACACCTTGTTGAACTAGAGTATTATCCAGCCCATTCATACATTGATAAAACGTTTTCGTAGCGGTCTTATTTTCACTATTCCACCCCTTAAAGGATAAATCCAGACTGTATTTTACATCCCCAGTATTGTTACCATTAGTGTCAGTCACTTGGTATTCGCTAAGACCATACGGAAGATACATTTTTGGCGTTTGAATGACAAATCGTTTACCATTGTACTTGATCCCCACAGTTTTACCTCCATACCGGTTTACTTTCATTTCCGTGAAGGAAACCTTAGTGACATCAAAGTTGTTGTAGCGAATAACTTGTTCCATTTTTGTTTGTGTATGTGTTTGTTTGTGTGTAAGTAGTTGTGTTGTTTTTATATCAATCATTTTTTTAAATTCAATCATTTTTTTATAATTTTAAAATTTTAAATCCTCAATTTAAATTCCAAGTATAAATTGAAAAAAAATATATAAACATCAATTTAAAAAAAATATCAAAGCGATTTGTTCGTTCCATAACAAAATATTGACGAAAATGTCAAACATATGTAGAGCATTAAACAATTCTTCAAACACACGATGTGCCTATCCATGTAAATTAAATGGGTTGTGTGGTATTCATCGGAATTCTAAGATTTATTTTCTTAAAAATTCCAATAACGAACAACCCGCTCCCCCTACCCAAAACTCAAACTTAAACCCAAACCGAAACGTTCAATCAACATACGATTCTATTTCAGAACCCGTTGTGTTCAAATTAGTGCCTCTAACATTCGGGAAAATATGTAAATGGACCCCAGACAAACATATTACGATAAAAGTATTAAAAATTACTTTGAAATCCTTTGGTTTCCGTAAAAAGTTGAATGTTCCAAAGGGGGAATTACTAGAAAAATTTAAAACATTACAACACTATTGTCATCATATCAAATCGGTACGAAAAATTCAACGTTGGTATAAGACAAAAATCAACGCAATTGTCGCATACTTTCACGGACCACATGCAAATGAACGTACAAAATGCGTCAATCAAACGGAAATGATTACGTTAGAAGATATTGGAGAGTTGCCAACGACTAAATTTATATCACACGAGGAAAACGGATACGTGTACGCATTTTCGGTAGATTCAATATTACAACTGTTTTCACACAACCATCATGCACTTAATCCGTACACACGTACACCTTTACCTAAATCATTAGAAGATCGCGCCAATGCCTTGAATGAAACCGTGTATACACCCTATCCAAAAGGTACATTCAAAAGACTTATTTACATGTCACGTTTCAAGACATTTTTTCTTGAAAGTAAAATACAAAAGTGGTGTACAAAGATTGACGAAAATTACGGATTCCGCATTAATCCGGGATGGATCATAAAATTGTCAAAGAGAAAATTACACCATTTCTTTGATTATACGGAGAGAATATGGAACCATTTGCCGTATAGAATCAGAGAAACGATAGTTCCGACGAAAGGTGAACTTTTCCCACGAAGTATGAAGTACAGACGCCGGCGTATTTATTATTCTCGCGTACAAATGTTGTCACTTGCGTTTGATCTTTTACAATCACTTTGTGAATCAGCACATGAAAATATTGAAAGAGAGCGTGGAATAATAATTGCGTGTTCTGTGTTATATATAGTATGTCGCGCGAGTCGTCCATCTCTGTCATGGGCCGCGGATATCAATTTTGATGAATGGGTTGTTCCGGAACCTCAACCAGAACCTCAACCTCCACATCAATCTCCACTTCCACATCAACCTCAACCCGAACCTCAACCTCAACTTCCACATCAACCTCAATCTCTACCTCCACATCAACCTCAATCTCTACCTCAACCTCAACCCGAACCATCTCTCACATATTCATCCAGACATATCCAAATACAAGAACTAGAACAAGCATACCGTATCATAGATTCATAGAACAGAAACATAACCCTAAAGAGTATTGTAATTTTTTTATTATTTTTATATGAACATAACGACCATCCACTTTTCAACTCAATTGTATTAAAAGAAATGAAAATGACCGTATTATTTTATTTGGTGGAAAAACATAAGAATAAATAACAAAAAATAACAAATAATTGTCGTTGAAGTGGTGAAAGCGTTACATAACACAATTCTCCACTTACACATTGAATACTAGTCCACCCATGCCCTGTGTAATCACCAACATGTTATAATTTTTAGCGTATGTGTGAAGTGTATAATTAAAATTAGAATGATTTTTTAAGTGTAAAAATATTTCATCAATCTGCGAAAAGTTGAGTGCACCAGATGGATTTATTTTTTCAGGGTAAAGAGCAAAGGAGTACGAGTAGATATAGTTGTTCGGATTTCGTGTGTGATATGAAAACGAGTTAACGAGTCTAAAATAGTCTGCGGATCTTTCTTCAACACGTTCAATCCCATTCAAATATAGCTTCATTGATTTCATAATATCTGCATTTGACGACGACCCCCATGAGTATTTGTCTGTGTTATCTATTCTGCTAAAATTGAGCCAATCGTTGGGATGCGTTTTGTCTGTCCTTTCTAAATACCAAATCAATTCTTTACACGCATGATTGAAGTCTAGAAATTGTTTATAGTCCGATGAAGTAATGACCCCTTCTGAACCGTTGTATTGGATTTGTTCTATCAGATACTTATGCGAATGTTGAGCATACCACTTTCGTTCACACACATCAAGGTAAACATAATCACATAGAAGACGGGCATTCGTTATGGAAATGCGCCCCAAGTCTGGTCGTGGAACATATTCCGGAAGAGTCGCACGATACGTTCCATCTACTTTTCTGTCATGATAATTGATACATTCGTTCAGTTTACGTAAACTAATGTCGACTTTTACATCATGATATTGCAATGCCACTAACGGCAACGCCAACCCCGTTTCTCTACAAAACCAGAACTGAAATGGGATGTACACCACGACTTGCTGGTCTACGTCTCGAATATAATAAAACTCTTCTTTTTTTATCATCTTGTAGTATGCCTGTTTTTGTCCTTCTTTCATAGTCAATTCGCTATTCAATTCCAACCATTCTCCCGTATGCCGATCAATTACTTGACCGCCAATTTCAATAGAGATATTTTCAATAATTCGATGACCAATTGCGTTTACCCAGTTGACAATCGTTGTAGACCCATCTGAATTCACAGAGTCTGTCATACTCCGAACATCGGGTAAAGTAATTTCCAGCGTCATATTTGTCACGAGGTCGCCGTTTCTCGTAATTTTAGAACTAATTTTGTTACCAAAATCAATTTTTCCATCAAATGTTTGCGCAATAGATTCGCACGCAAAGTTAGTATGTTGTTTATAAGCATATTTAAAATAAGTCATTTCCGGTTGTCCGGTGAGAACCTTGTTTTGTTTTCCGGTCACTGTCAATTGTATTAAACCACCCGGCATTATACTATATTATATTATTGTTAATTTATTTTTTCTAAACATTTTTTAAGTAAACATTGAGGAAGACGACTCACAAAATTTCCGTTAACCGATACGACAACACATTCACAATATAAATACCATTTATAGTATTACGAGCGCCAAATTGATCATAATGAGCACATAACTTAACAACTTCATACTTGTCTTGTTCCGATAGTTGCGATAGTTCCGATAGTTGCGATAGTTCCGATAGTTGCGATAGTTCCGATAGTTGCGATAGTTCCGATAGTTGCGATAGTTCCGATAGTTCCGATTCTCCATCCTTTTTCTTCTGTAATATTCGTAGACACAAGGTTCGTATAATCGTAGAGGTATCCAAAGGTACAACAATAAGTTGGTTAATCGTGAACTGAATTTGCATTTTGTTCATCGTTCGTATTCCTTCGATAAGCAAATCAAAAATAGGCAAAATCCCTTTCAGTTCAATTTTGCGAGAAGGAAATTTACGGACCAGTTGTTTAAGTTGACAATGATTTAACATATCAAAAAGATTACCCTTATAAGTTGAATACATTTCCTCAACCTCATTTTCACGAACATCCTCAAAACTTCCTTTATCTATGAATGACTTCAGAATCCCAGCACATTCATTTTGTGTAATTCGCGGTACTCGTATACACAAACAACGAGTTTTTACAATTCTTAAGTTTGTGGCAGAAGGACCAACAATAATGAATCTCGCCGACGTCATAAATTGGTCCATAATAAGTTTAAATTGATTCAAAAGTACGACAGATAATTCGGATAATCCGTGTATCACAATTACATGAAAGGATGCATTGTGGACATTAATTGATTTGACTCGCTGCAATAAGTCATCTATGAAAGTCCGAGTTGTTTTTTCTGTCAAGTAATATTCCATATGAACCGTAGACATGTACACAATAAAATAGGACTGGATAAACTTTTGTTTTTCTTTCATACTTTCACCATACTTTTCATATAATAATGCATCCACAATTGTTTTTTTACCACTTCCTTCTGGACCATGAATCAATAGATGGGGGATTTCGTTCCAAGACTTTACGAGATTTTTCAAACGAAGACAAAGTGCTCGATGATGTTGGATGAATTCAAATCCAATGGGTTGTTGAGTACATAACATTCATTTGTGTTTTCGTATACCCAGAAATTCAAATTAGTATACTCTCAAATATACACTTAGTTTTATGTTTGTGTGCGAAATTTTTATTTTAAGTTTAATTTATTATTTAAATATAATATTAACATTATAGTATCATCGGTGATAATGCAAACACAGCAACGTCAATCCCAAATTGATAATATGTTCTATAATCCAAATAACTTTGAAATGTTAGTTTCATTGTTGTCGGAAACACTCCAATCACGCCATTCCATTAAACTAACAGAAGACTCGTACTCGTGTGTTAAAAAAGAATTACTTTCTATTATGCAGCAAGTGTTTGATAATAGACATAATTTACCAACCCCTCCGTCTCTATCGGAATACAATTTAATGCTGAACAAAAGGGTATTAGATTTGTCATTAAAGACAATTCCAGAAATAGTCAGTAAGAATTTATCATGCCGACCGGACGCATCAAGTCGTTTTCAAGATAGCATTGATTCTGCGTTTGAAAAACTTCACAGTGAACGCAATACGCGCATCAAGCGACCGTCAAATCCCTTCACCAATAGCAATGATAACCGTAGTCATCATGTCAATCAGCAGAGTTCACATTTTAATGAAAGTGAAAATAACAAATTATCATCGTTTGCAACGCAACATAACGATAACGTCCGGTATGAATCGCGAAATACCCAAGAACAGCGTCAAGCACAGATTTCAAGTTCTCTGAATACGTTCAATGATACCTCCGATATAATGGACCTTTTACATTCAAGTGTATCCAAAGAGCATGTGAATGATTTTAATTCTGAACCCAAAACTTCACTAAGTCTCGCAGACACTATTCAAAACTTTCACGAAGAAAAAGAACAAATCGATGAAAGTAACGAGTCCTTTGCGAAAGAATTGGAGGCACGATTGAAAAAACGAGAAGAAGACTTCAGAAAAAGTACTCAGCTATCTCCCGAACAAGAGCGTGTTTTACAGGAGCAGATTAAAAACGATGCCGAAGAGACGGTTCAAAATGTGTATCCGATGGATGAAAGTACGGATGAATTACTCCCACAGTCACTACAATTAGATAATTCATTCGCAACATTGGATGAATCCACCTTAGAAAAAGAGCAACAAGAAATCAACAAAAATAAGAGGGTTGAATGGGTTCCCCAAACGACAACCATCCAACTGTCCAGTTCGGATCGTGATGGGGGGAAATCCCGCTACGAATATACAATTGATACTTCACTATTCAACACGTCTATTAAGCACATAGAGAGCATTGAAATAATGAATATTGTTATGCCGGCCTATGAAATAAACACAGTTGATGCTCATTCGGTGGGTCAATATCTATTACTTGATATTCCGGAGTTGAACACCCATAACATAGGAAGCAACAATCATCTAACTAATTCGCAATGTATGCTTTTTGTGGACAAACTCCATTCTTCTTCTACGACTGCACGCGGAAGTCTTTCATTGCGAAATGAAAATAAAACACGCAATGTATATGCCAAAAATATTATGCGGCAGTTACCACGTCAGTTGACGGTTCGCGTTCTTGATATGAACGGTGAAATTTATGGAAATGAATTAACAATGGATAATTTGAATGTTGCTAATGTGGCTGTTGATGCTTCCGGAATCCATGTTCGCTGTGTACAACCTTTTGTGAATGGAGCACAGTTAAGAATAGGCGACAAGGTTGTATTTACGGATGTATCGAGTGATGACGATGAATTAAACACGTTTTTGGTGCGAAAAAAGGGTCACACCGTATCCAATATTGCTCCCCCCTTATCTCTTGATGCGACATTATCGTCAAGTCCGAATGTAACAACTGACTGGAGTATTTCTTTTGACATGTCAAATCATAATTCTGGTTCTATTATTCCCCAATTTATAAATAAAACCGTTGTTGTGACTAATTTAAGTATAAATAATACGATAGCGACAATGACTGTTCCTCCTAATACGTACACAGCAGATACCATTGTGGAACAAAACGGCAATACCGGGAAAATAATAGCGACGACAACGGGAACTACAATCGAAGTTGAAATTACGAATGGTATGTTCACTACCGGTGAAGTCAGTCTTGGAACGAATCAATTAACTTCTTCTTCTGTAATTCTTCAAGAGCGACCCGAAACAACTGTGTCGGCGACGATTATGAATTTGTCCGCTCAAAATACTATTACATTGTTGATAAAATCACGCAAACCGTCCGTGTAATAAATAATCATCAGTCCCTTATCCACATTTTCACTTCCTTTGTTTACGGATATTAATATTGGGATTCAGTGTTGTTTGAAGTAAAATGGTAGACATTATTTCTCGAGGATGAGACGTTTGTTTATTTTTTGTAATCAACTTTTTCCGTTTGAGTATTTTTTTGATTTTTTTTGTTTGTAATTGAGACAAATGTTCTTTTAATTCTCCCCCTTTTGTTTCCATCTTATCTTCTTGCTTGTTTTGGTATTTAAACCGAATTGAAACTGGCCGAATCCCTTTTACTAAATTCAGTGTCGGACGTGTCTTTGTATACATACTTTGATTTTGTATTCGTTGACTGCGTTGACTGCGTTGACTGCGTTGACTGCGTTGACTGCGTTGCTCTTGTGTGCGTTGCCTAGGTACTTGCGGACTCCGTCGTTGTTCCACTCCTTGCTTTGGTTGTTGCCTAGCTTTAGGACGATTTATATGGTAGGTTGTTTGTGGTGTATATTTAGCGATAATGTCATCAATATGTACCATGCTTATTTAAAATTATTATGATCTATTATAACATTAAATAAAATAATTTAATTGAAATATGGGCGGAGGCGAATTAGAACTAGCAATTGCCGGAGGACAGATGGATGCGTATTTTACGGAAGGAACATCCATTCAACCGAAAGTATCTTTTTTCAAATCGGTGTATAAAAAATATCACAACTTCTCCCAGGAATCAGTGACCCTTCAATTTGATAAAGAACGCGTGAGTGAGACATCAGATTCTCTGTGGATATGCGATATTATTCGCCACGGGCAGTTATTGCATCATTTGTGTTGTACGATTGTGTTACCTGAACTGAAATACTATCAACCAGAGACCCCTAACAACGACTATATTTATCAATGTAAGTGGATTGACAATTTGGGACCATCTATTATCAAAACGGCCGAACTCTTAATTGGAGGAAACATTATTCAAACGCTCTCCGGCGAGTGGATATGGGCGTTTAATAAGTTATATGAGGACGCTAAAACCCGCGAGGCATTTGACCACATTTCCGGACAAAACTCTGACGTAAATGACCCATACACATCATCCACTATAACCCAAGAACCGATAAACAGATCCAGACCATCACGAAAAATCTGTATACCTCTACCTTTTTTTACGATGAACTCCGCAACGTCTCTACCATTAGTTGCGTTACAATACGCAAAGGTACAAATACGTTTAACCATACGTCCAATTAAGGAATTGATATTGGTACGAAAAATAAAGGACGCGACGAAACCGCTTGAACCAGTGATTGACAGTTTTTCTCTCAATAACACCAACAAAAAGGCATCTTTTTCTGTATCGAATGTGGAAGTGAACAGTCAATTGTTCTATACGTTGACAGTGGTTGCTGCAAACAACGTCACCAGTTTCATCCAACATGATGTAGAAATGACGACCCCTACGCGAGATTTCACAGATATCGATATTGACAATTTGCCAGATGGGACAATTACTGTTTCTATAAAACTGCGCGACGCGGCTGGGAATGAAACAAATGAAATTGAGAGTAACCCATTAACAAAATTTGAATATGTCCCATCTGACTTTACCGTTGACACGAGTTTTACAAACATCGGTACCAATCAGTTCAAGATAACGTTAACAATCGTCGGCGCACAGGAAGATGAGGTGGTGAAATACAGACACAATCAAAATGACTATATTGAAAACGCATTAACAACAGAATCTCATGAGATCGTTATCGATATTCCGAATACAAGTGGTATTCCAGAAGAGGGTATGAGTATCACAATAGATGCTGTTGCTTCTAAGAATAATATCGAAGGAAATACAGTTTCACTATCGTGGTTAATCTTACAGGATGACATTGAATTTCCTAGAACATTTAATGAAGGTGAACCTACCGTCATTCTGTATCCATTTAACTAATCCACGTCACAAATCACACAATCCACGTCACAAATCACACTATACTTATAACTTATTTAATCTATCCTATGTATAATATAATACGTATTCAAAGCGGAACAAAATGGGTGGAGGTACTTTACAACTTTTATTAGCAGCAAAACAAGAGCAACCAAAGACTCAGAACCAACCTAAATTAAGTTTTTTCAAGGCAGTGATTACAAAGTACAGCAATTTTGCTTTAGAACCATTACAACTTACATTTGATTTTGTTGATATACAAGAAACAGAATCGATAACATTTACGTGTACTATACCCAAATATTCATCACTAATTAACAATTTATCGTTACAATTTACTGTGCCTAAAATTACAAATTCTTCTAGCAATGACATTGAAATGAAATGGAGACAACCGGTGATGATGTATTTACTGAAATCCGCTGAACTTATGATAGGTACTCATGTCATTGAGACGTTGACGAGTGAGTGGATTTACATTTATTATTCTATTTACGCATCTAAATCTGAAAAAGAGGCTTTTGAAAACTTATGTATTGAAGAAGGGAAAATATGTACCATTCCACTTCCCTTTTGGTTTGTGCGTCAAAAGAAGTATCTTCCTATCCAAGGCTTAGAGTACGATTCCGCTGTGATCCGCATCACCATTCGTCCTCTCAATGAGTGTCTCTGTGTCCGCAAAAAGAGACAATTGTAGTAAACGAACATCCATTCAAGTAATACTCAAATCCCAACAAAATTCAAATCCCAACAAAACTCAAATCCCAACAAAACTCAAATCCCAACAAAATTCAAAATATAAAAAAAAAGAATATTTATAATTATATAATTTATAGACATGACTGAATCAAGTGCAACATCTTGGACAGAATGGATGTCTCCAGTAGAATTCAATAAACAACAGGAATTAGAGGGAGAACCAACAATTGAAATTTCGTCCTTTTTACAAGAAGGAAAGCAATGGATGAATAATCCTAGAATTGAGGCCATGTACGTGTTTTTGGATACCCCACAACTCAAAATGTTTTCTCAATCGGTCCACAATTATTTGATTACAACCGTTCGTCAACATACCTTTAGTCAATTGAAGTCCGCAAAACAGAACTTACCCTTGTATTTGTTTGAACCAATCAAGGAAATGGTTTGGTTAACACAGCGAGACGATGTTCGAAAACGAAACGACTGGTTCAACTTCTCCAACTATAAACAAAAAGATATAACCGAAACAGAACATTTTGCAACTCTCTCTCCCACAACAAGCTCAGAAAACCAAACTAAAAGTATATTAAAATCCGCTCAAATTATGTTAAACAACCAACCTCGCATTCAACCCAAAGACGCTGAGTACTTCAACAAAATTCAACCATTTTGGTATTTTAAAACGAAGATTCCCAATGGCGTACACCTATTTAGTTTTTCATTGTATCCCAAACAGTTCCAACCATCCGGTTCATGTAATATGGCGCAAGTGAAAAAAGTGGACTTGAATGTAGACATTGTACAACCGATTGAAGAGGGTGTCGGATATAACATGTCCGTATACACAATTGGTTATAACATCCTTCGTATTCAAAACGGTACTGGAGGTTTAGTATTCTCAGCGTAAGAGAAAATTAGTGATACTTCCTAATGTATTTGACGTCACAATGGCTGTTTTTGTATTTTCGTTTGCATTTTTGTCGCCGCTGCTAACTACACTGTTTTTTTTTATACAATACGACCACCGGTTAGGAATGGATAAAAGCATGTGGGGAGATAGTGTTATTTCCGTGTATGCCGAGTGTTTAAACAAGGGGAAGTGGTCGTCCACATTAACATCATTATTGAGTAAGATTGGACTAACATAATGTCCGTTTTCCTTGATAGAATGATTTGAAACATATAACAAACCCGTTTGTGAAGGGTGAAATAACCAGATCTTAATTGTTCCTTCAATTTGGAAAAGAAGTGTGCGGTTATTGTACGTCGTCCTTATCTTACCGTCTGGATGAATGTACTCCATGTGGGATGAAATACGCATAGGAGACAATAAATTGGACACATATGATACATCTGTGAGTACCCCACTACCCCGATACAAATGCGGTAATTGGTCGTACGTGTCCACAACAACCGTGGGATATTTGGAATTGAGAAATTTTTGAAAGCGCGATATGTCAATGAACTTCAAGTTATGAATGTTGACATTAGGGACTACAATATGGTGGTTATAAACATCTAAAATATATACGATACACAATGCTATGATTGCTGAATAAATAAGTTTTTTTACCATTGGGTAATGTTGTATGTAATAAATTGTTTTATACACTAATTCTCTATATTAATAAATTGTGTATGAACGTGTTCTCTCTTGAACTTTAAATTTGTAATATAAAAAAATGAATTTAAAGAACATTTTTGTTGTAATAGTACAACATGGACTCAACAACTACTTACGCCAAAAACACTACTTCTTGGGCGGATGATACCGTCGCCACCAATGTACTTCCAGAAACATTTACGGAAGACACCGCAACCACGGACACCACTTCGACTTTAACAGTTGAAGTCGGGGAGACGTATGTCGCGCGTGTAAAATGGTTCAACAACACGAAAGGGTATGGTTTCGTCACCATTCTAGACAACAACGAAGACCTTTTCGTTCACCACAGCGAAATTAAACCGCACACTCAATGTTGGAGAACGCTTATTACGGGTGAATACATTCAAGTTACAGTAGGATGCGATAATAATGGTAAAAAATGCGGCAACAATGTCACGGGTATCCAAGGCGGTCAGCTCTTATGCGAGCACATGCCTCCGTACATGCGAAACCGGTTTCAGACACCCAATACTCGCCAAAACGTAAGTCAGTCGGAAAACACGACTACGGAAACTACGACTACCAACTAAGTTACCCCTTATGATATATTGAACAAACCAAAAATCACGAACCAGCGAAAAAATAAAAATAAAACACACACGAAAAAACAAACAATGTGGTATCTTTTTACATTTCTCTTTTTTTACCATTTTTCACCATTTTCATCAAACACAATCCCCAATATTGATGATAAAACTTTGATGTAAGGTACTAATAAGTACATTATAGCATCATTCCTTTTCACACGTAATGGCGGTGCTGTGAACTGTTCTTTGTTGTACGTATTTTCGGAATGAACAACACAGATCATACATTGAGTAATGTCAGTAGAAAACACATTCTTTTCATTATGATCTATCATTGAGCTTCCTTCACCGTGTGAAACCTTCTTTTTGAACCCTCCCATTGATTTGAAGTACTTTTTCGTGAAACACATCGTGGCTTCGTGAATTTGTCGTAGTGCTCTGCCGGTAAACTTGGAAACGTTATAATTGTGGTGCGGGAATAAAATCAGCATATCCTTTGAACCCACCATTTTTTTCTTTTTTTCTTTCATTGTCAGTACAGAATGTTTAATGTAATTGGGCATATAGATGTCATCATCGTCCATCATGATTACCACCTTGTGTTTCGCTTGTTTAACAATCATGTTTCTTTTATTTCCAATTTGTTTCTTTTCAGTCAAAGTTTTATAGGTGAGACAGATGGGACTAATCTGTTTCGCAAATTCTTCAACGTCTTGCGGAGTTGCAAACATTTTTTCTTCGCCGTCATCAAGAACACACCATTCCAGTTTTTCTCTTGGATAATTAAAGTGCAATAGATTATGAAGAATCAGAGGAAGGAATTTTCGGCGATTGTACGTCGGTGTGAGAATGGAAACGTTTGGTTGATAAGGTTCTGTCATTGTTGATTGTATAATGTTATGTGTATCTTCGTCTGTTTTCTATATATACATATAAATGGTATTTTATAATACAATTTTAACAACATCAAAGCACAAAATACGAAATGCCAAAATTTGCTTTTATCACAGGGATAACCGGACAAGATGGTTCTTACTTGGCAGAATTATTGCTTGAAAAAGAGTACAGAGTGTACGGAATAGTCAGACGAACTTCGCTATTGTATAGTCATACTCGCTTAGATCATATTCGAGAGAAACTCCATTTGGCGTACGGAGATTTAACAGACGCGTCATCAATGCAACAAGTGATTTGTAAAATAATCAACACATCCACAGAATTAGACGTTTTAGAAATATACAATCTCGGAGCTCAAAGCCATGTGGCGATTTCCTTTGATAATTCAGAGTATACGTCTCTTGTCGATGCCATTGGACCGCTCAAACTTCTTGAAATCATCAGAAGCTTTCCTCAATCCGTGCAACGTAAAATAAAATTTTACCAAGCGGGTACGAGTGAGATGTTCGGAGATGTTCTGGAGAAACCGCAAAATGAAGACACACCGTTTAACCCGGTTTCTCCATATGCTTGTGCCAAAGTGTTTGCGCACAACATCACTAAAAATTACAGAGAGGCATACAACCTTTTCGCGTGCAACGGAATTCTGTTCAATCATGAGAGTCCGAGACGAGGAAAGAACTTTGTGACGATGAAAATTGTGAATTCGATAAAAGAAATTATGAATGGGCAAAAAGAGTACATGACGTTGGGAAACATAGATAGCATGCGCGATTGGGGGCACTCTAAAGATTATGTGTATGGAATGTGGTTGATGCTTCAACAGGAATCGCCAGATGACTACGTATTGGCAACGGGAAAAACAACTTCTGTGCGTAGATTTATTGAGCTCGCTTTTGAGTATGTGGGCATAGAAATTGCCTGGAATGGAAAATCTGGATTGGAGGAAGAGGGATATGACGCGAACACCAAACGCGTTCTTGTCAAGATTGACGAAAAGTACTTCCGTCCATGTGAAGTTGAGTTTCTATTAGGTGATCCGTCAAAGGCCGAAAAACAGTTAGGATAGAAAAGAGAATACGATTTACATTTATTAGTTAAAGATATGTTTGACACTTCATACTAACTAAGAGCGCGAACACTCACTTCATACAACATAAATGAAAATTGGAATTATAATACCATCTACATCACACAAACGAAATTGGAAAACGTACAAAGAATCTTACTTGTTCAAACACACCATTAAATCATTTTTAACAACGTACGATAAGGAACATGAATATATATTTTACATTGGTATTGATAAAGGCGATAAAGTATACGATGACGACAAAAACAAAAATGCATTCACTCGGTTTGTAGGGATAATGAAAAACACATCGTTACAGTTTCATTATATGGAAAATATTGAAAAAGGACATTTGACAAAAATGTGGAATGCGTTGTTCAAAATAGCGTATGATGACGGTTGTGATTTTTTTTTCCAATGCGGAGACGATATTGAGTTTAAAACAAAAGGTTGGGTAAACAACTGTATACAAGTGCTGCAATCTAGACGTAATGTTGGCGTGACTGGTCCCATAAACAACAACTCAAAGATCATCACACAGTCGTTTGTATCCAGAAAACACATGGAATGTTTTAACTACTATTTCCCCCCAGAAATCATCAATTGGTTCTGTGACGATTGGATAAACGAAATATACAAAAGAATCAATCACTTTTACCCATTGAAACAACATTACTGTGCAAATGTTGGGGGTGCTGAAAGATACGATGTCAATAATGACAAATCATTCAATCCTGTGAAACCGGACCCTGTTAAATTTCAGTTTTTGCGGAGTCATTGTATGAGTATCGTAAGTAGAGATTTAAAAAAATACAAAACTCAACCTCCTTGTGTCGTATGCGGAAATGGTTCTTCGTTAAAAGGATTGGATTTTACGACAATAAAAGGTGATACGATTGGAACATGTCTTGCTTTCAGACATTGGGAGAAAATAGACTGGTACCCTACACATTATGTGAACGCGGATCACGTGGTTTTGCGATCCAATATTGACACAATAAAGGATATGGTCGAAAACAAAAAGTGTGAAACGTTTTTATTACGAAGTTCGGTGTTATCGTATTGGCCGGAGGCAAAAAATCACTCTTCTGTGTTTTTCCTAGACGAGTTGAAAAAAGATCGAACATCAATATTCAGTAAACAGCGTGAAATATGTTCAGGAGCATCCGCCGCTCTGTATGCGGTTCATTTGGGACACAGTGATGTTAGATTAATAGGAATGGATTGTGACTACGTCGAATTTATTCCTGAATGCGTGCCTAAAAATGGTGCCTTATATATCACTGAAACGCCAACACATAACCCCAATTACTTCATTGATGATTATCAACGAAAGGGTGACATGTATAATATACCAAACGGTTCCAGAGTTCATATGACGTCGTGGAAAGAACTATCAGAATTATGTAAACAATACCCCAATCTAACAATGAGGAATTATAACTTTAAGGAATCATTAGGGTCGTTGTTTGAGAAGAAGGAGCTTTCAGAGGTAGGTCATTAATCGTACGCTTGACCGATTATGTGCTACTTGTCGAAATCAAAACGTACATTTCTCGTTTCGTTAAGGGTTGAAGTAAAGGATATCTGTTTCCGAACCCTAAGAATTGTTTCCATGAGAAATAAAAGAGAAACATGTTTGCCATGTGGATAAAAGGAATGTGTGTTTTTTTCATTATTTTTTACTACTTTATGAAACTATAAATATGAGTGATGGATTTTTGGAAAAACCACATGGGTGGAATGAAAACATCTATCAAAAG